CATGACAGGGGATCAAGATGGCGATTCAGCACGAAAGAAAATCGAGTCCACAACTGGCGTTGGAGCGCGCGCGGCTCCTGTTCGGCTGCTATCGTCGGAGCGACGCGGCGGATCCTGAAACCTACGTTGTGGCGGTGTCGGCGTTGCTATCGACGTTTGAAGCTGATACAGTCGAGCATGTGACTGATCCGATTATCGGGTTGCCAGCCAAAACAAACTTTGTACCAACGATCAAGGAAATCAAGGACGCATGCGAACATCATGAGGAAATGAAGCGCACGGTTATTCCATTCTTGAAGGAACAGGAGCGCCGGAGACTTGAATGGGAGTCTTGCGGGCTTGATCCCGAAAAGACCTCTTACGGCGCAATTCGCCAGATTACGGACGCGGAAAGGGCGGGGGCTTCGAGGCCAAAACTTGAAATTGTCGCAGATAACCCGGAAATGCAGGAGCGCGTTGGTGAATTGATGCAAAGTCTTGTTGGACAATTGGGGCCGGTGAAACAATGGTCATCTTAGGGGCCTTAAGAGGCGTGGCTATCCGTCAAGTAAAACAACAAAGGAGATTTGAATATGTTCTTTTCGCGAAAATTTAATGATCGGCTGCAGTACGAATTGGGTGTTAACCACGCAAAATCTGTCAAGAAAATTGCGACAGATTTGACTGATTTGGTCGCAAAGCTTGCGAGGGCGCGGAGTTTTCTTTCGGCTCGGGAAGGAATCTTTGAATATCAGAATACGATGAATGTTTCTACTAATTCATTTATTGAAATCGCGGTTGGGGACGTCCGCGATGATATTTACGCGGGCGGTTTGTGTCCTGGCACGCAGGCGTTAAGCGGGGATAAATCAGATCACGCCACAAAAATTGTGGTTATAAATTTGGTTGATATTTGTGACCAGATGATTTGTAGATTCAATCAAATTGAATCTGAAATCGCAGAGATACGCGCGAAACAGAACGGGATGGCAATGGATGGCTGATCGAGATATATATAGCTTCCCGGAATGTCTGCACGTCCTTGGAGCCGCCATGCATATGGCACATGTCAGCCCTCGCGATGTCGAGATTATTTTACCTTTTGATGACTGGTGGAAGCTTTACTGTGCTTTACAACGAAAGTTTCCGCGCCTCGCAGAGTTCCAGTTTAGCGGGAGAGGTGCGCGCCCAGATCATTTCATGTATGATGGATTCAGATTTGTGGCTCGAAAAAGGCGCGGGGATGGCGAGATTGAAAATCCGTAAGCAGGCAAACAAGCGTCCGATGACGCTACCGACGATTAGCCTATCAGAATCAACAGGGCCGACGCCTGAGCGGCTGCTTAAATCTGGCGGTGATTATGTGGTCGGAAACGATCCGCAGCGCAGCGCCAAGATTTACACGTTCCGGGATGGTTCCTTGGAGCGCTTGAAGGATCGAGGCAAGCTGGCTGACAAATTCAGCCGGGGAGGCGGGGAAGTCGAGCCGCGATATGAAGCCCTGATGAAGTTCCGGCATCACTGGCGATGCGCCGGGATGGAACCCAGCTACGGTAATTTTGACCTGAATAAGGTCTTTGCGTCGGAAAATTCAGGTTTTACCGGGCTGGCCAAGACCGAGGCGCAGGCCTTTCATGTTGGCCAGTATCGGGCGGCGGTGCGGGAAATAGGACTAAAATCCTCGTTCGTAGTGGAGTGTGTGGTATGCGCCGACGACACGTTAGAGCGTGCCGGTGTCAAATTAGGGTACAATAACAGGAATGCGGCTGTTGCGGCGGCGACGGAGTGCATCCAGCGGGCGGCGGATCAACTTGCCGAACTTTGGGGAATAAAACCTAGGACAGGTAAATAGTCCTTGACATGCGAGCGTAGATATGCCAAGAACGATCAGGATCAGGAATTGCGCCTAATGGCGTGTAAGTTAGCGGCAGGCGAGCAATCGCGATCATGGGCCGGGGGCCGTTAATCACTGTGGTTCGTCGGAACGCCTCTGATGTGTAGCTCTCATCACGCGACCGGGTCATGATTGGTTGCCGATGGCGGCCAGTCGCCCCACGGGTACAAAGCCGAAACTACGCGGGTTGATCGCCACGAAAGACGGGACAAAGCCGTGGGATTTATTTAGCCTCTCTAGCTCAAAGGTAGAGCACCCGCATTGTAGGCGGGAGGTTGCCGGTTCGAGTCCGGGCGAGTGGCACCAACCAGTTTTCCCCGCCAAGTGTGGGGTTAGCATTCGGCACCGCTCAATGGGCGAGGCCAGCACAAAATGCTCTGTATGAGCAAATCATTAAGAAGTGATAACAATGCCATTCCAAAAAGGTAAATCCGGCAATCCGAAAGGTCGGCCACGCGACAAGGCATTTACGGACGCTTTGCGCCTTGCGGTAAACCGCACAGATGGTGATGGCCGTAAGAAACTAGCTGTTTTGGCTGAAAAGGCTGTTGAGTATGCGATGGCTGGCGAATCATGGGCCATGCAGATGATTGCTGACCGCATCGAGGGTAAGGTCGCGCAGGTGATTGAGGCCACGCATTACACCGGCGATGCGGCAGATTTGAGTGACAATGAACTTGCAATTATCGCGTCGGGACGCGGCGACCGAACTGCTGAGACGCAGGACGATCCGCCGGTCACTCACTGATTGGTGCAGGGCGGCTGGGTTTGAGCCTGCGGGGCACCACAGGCTTTTGATTGAGCGATTGGAGCGATTGGCGCGTGGCGAGATTAAGAATCTGGCTGTTTTCATGCCGCCCGGCTCTGCTAAATCAACTTATGCGTCGATCCTATTTCCGGCGTGGGTCTTGGCGAATGAGCCTTGGAACATTCTGGCGGCGAGCCACACCACTGAGTTGGCCGAGAAGTGGGGCCGCCGCGTCCGCAATCTGATCGCTGAGCACGGCCAGACTCTAAACATCGCACTAAGTCAGGACAATCAGGCGGCTGGGCGCTGGGCGCTCACAAGCGGGCCTGAATACTATGCTGCGGGCGTCGGCACCGGCATTGCGGGTTTTCGCGCCAAACTTGGGATTATTGACGACCCAATCCGGTCGAGACAAGACGCGGATAGCGAACTGATCCGTGACAGGATTTGGGATTGGTATGTTAATGATTTTTCGACTCGACTTGTTCCCGATTCCCGGAAGTTGATAATACAAACCCGCTGGCATGAGGCCGATTTGGCCGGGCGCGCCTTGCAGTACGAGGATTGGGAAGTGTTGAGCCTCCCGGCTGAGGCCGAGGAAAATGACCCGCTTGGGCGTTCTGCCGGTGAGTTTCTTTGGTCTGATGGTGATTATGGTTATGGCGGCCAGCTCGCTGAATTGAAGGGCCGAACCCCTGCGCGGACGTGGTCTGCACTTTATCAGCAGCGTCCGGCCCCGGAAGAGGGCGATTATTTTAAGGCCGATTGGCTGCGGACCTGTCACAAGCTACCTGATCAAGCCACGTTGAGGGTCTACGGCGGATCCGATTACGCGGTGACGGCGGATGGCGGCGACTATACGGTACATGTCGTCGTCGGGCTTGACCCGGAGGGGCGGCTTTATCTGCTCGATCTGTGGCGCAAGCAGGCGTCGTCTGATGTTTGGGTTGAATCGTTTTGCGATTTGGTCCTGCAATGGAAGCCGGTCGGATGGGCTGAGGAAACCGGCCAGATCAAATCGGGTGTCGGGCCTTTCTTGGAGAGGCGAATGCGGGAACGAAGGGCCTTCGTGGCGCGGGACCAGTTCCCGACTCGCGGTGGGGACAAGTCCATTAGAGCGCAGTCGATTCGCGGTCGCATCGCTCTCAACGGGCTTTACGTCCTAGAGGGATCGCCTTGGCTTGAATTGCTACGATCTGAAATGTTGAGCTTTCCGGCTGGAAAGCACGACGATCAGGTTGACGCGCTTGGCCTTGTTGGGCAACTGCTCGACAAAATGGTGATTGGAACCAAATCACGACAAACCATAAAACCCGTTGCAGACCGTTGGGATCGCGTATTCGCGGACAATGGCAAAAATTCAGACTGGAAAACGGTGTGATGAAGCGGCTTTATCTGAAAATCATATGGGATGGCGAGCCGGTGAGGTTGCCGTTGTTTGCTGTCGGCAGGAAGTTGTGCTGGATCAATGACCGGAAATAAAGCGGCCACGCCAAAATCAGATGACGGCAAGCTTGATGTTGCTGATCTTGTCCGTATGTTTGAGGAAAGCGAAGATGCGACTTATGATGCCCGCCAGCTTGCGGAGCGCGACCGCGATTATGTTGACAACAAGCAGTTAACGGCGGCAGAGGAGTCGGCCCTTAAAAAACGCGGGCAACCTCCCGTGATTGCTAACCGGATCAAGGGCAAGATTGAATTCCTTGTTGGAATGGAGATTGAGCGCCGTATTGACCCAAAAGCCTTTCCTCGCACCCCCGCGCATGAGCAGGATGCTGATGGTGCTAGTCAGGCGATAAAATACGTTAGCGATGAACAGCGCTACGACCATAAGCGCACTGGTGTTTGGCGCAATCTGTGTGTTGAGGGTGCCGGTGGTTTTGAGGTCGCCGTTGAACGGGGATATGACGGCGAGCCGCAAATTGTGTTGCGCCGTGTCGCGTGGGATCGGGCTTTCTGGGACCCTCATTCGTCTGAGCCTGATTATTCTGACGCGGGCTATTTGGGCGTCGTAATCTGGATGGATTACGACGATGCGATTGCTAAGTATCCCGACAGCAAGGAAGCGCTCGATTCCACGATGGACGAGCGCGGCAGTATTTCAGAAACCTATGACGATAAGCCTAAGTGGCGACTTTGGGCCGACAAGAAGCGCAAGCGCATTCGGGTTTGTCAAATCTGGATCAGGCGCGCTGGCGAATGGTTCTTTGCAGAATATACCAAGGGCGGAATTCTAAAGTCAGGCCCGTCGCCGTACAAGACGGACCGGGGCGAGAGTGATTGTGGCATCGCGCTGACTTCCGGCTATGTTGACCGGGACAATAACCGATATGGTATCGTCCGGGAAATGATCTCTCCACAGGATGAGGTAAACAAGCGCCGCTCCAAGGCGTTGCATTTGCTCAACACGGTTCAGACGATTTATGAAACCGGCGCGGTTGACGATATTGAGAAGTTCCGCAAGGAAGCCGCAAGGCCTGACGGCGCGCTTGAGGTTGCGCCGGGCGCGTTGCGCGAGGGCGGCATTCGGATTGAGCGCAATGTTGATCTTGCGACGGCTCAGTTCCAGCTATTGCAGGAATCCAAAAACGAGATTGATCTGCGTGGTCCCAACGCCACGATGATGGGCGATAAAACGCAAGGATCAGCGGCGGCCTCTGGCCGGGCCATTATTGCCAGTCAGCAAGGTGGGATGCTGACTGTTGGGGAACTTTTGGATCACTTGCGCGACTTAGACCTGCGGGTGTTCCGTATGATTTGGAATCGCATCCGGCAGTTCTGGACGGCTGAGAAGTGGATTCGCGTCACCGACGATGAACGTAATATCAAGTGGGTTGTGATGAACATGCCGCCTGAACAGTTGCAAATGATGGCGATGCAGAACCCGCAAATGGCTGAACAGATCGCGGGTTATGTTCAGAATGTCGGTGAGCTGGATTGTGATATTATCATCGACGAAGCACCCGATGCTGTCACCCCGGCGCTGGAACAATGGCAGGCGTTGATCGAGCTTGAAAAGGCAAGGCCGGGCACATTCCCGATTGATGTGCTGATTGAGGCCGCGCCGAACCTGAAAAACAAAGATAAGCTGATTGAACGGATGAACCAACCTAACCCGCAAACCGGACAGGCGCAGGAACTGCAAATGGCGGGCGCTGTTGCGAAGGTTGAGGAAACAAAGGCCAGCGCGCTGCTGAAGCAGGCGCAGGCACAGAAGGCCATGGCAGAAGCCCACCTTGCGCCGATACAGGCGCAGGAAGAGGCCATGCAGGCCCGTGAGAGTTTGATGCAGGCGCGCGACATGACGGACGCAGCGCCGGGGCAATACTTGCCCGCCTAAGAAATACCGCCGCCGGGTTTAAGGGCGTATTGGACGATGACCAATTCAATCCATCGAGTGCCGCCGACTTTCGGGCGTTTGTCATCCAGACACTAAAGGATAAACTGTGACTCAGAGCATTGACGATATTCTCGCTGGCCGAGACGCCACGCAAGAACCTGCAAAGGAAACCATTCAGCAACCTACGGAACGGGGAATCACGGAGAACGTCGCGGATCAGCGGCATGAAACGGAATCGCCCGAAACTGAGCAGACCGGAAATGAACGCGAAAGTGGCGGCCAGAAAATGGTTCCGCACGAAGCGTTGCATGCCGAGAAGCAAAAGGTCAAACGCTATACAGAGGAAGTTGCAGATTTCCGCAAATCGAACGAGACGCTACAGCGTCAAGTCGCGGAATTGTTGCAGCGCCTACCTGTACAGCAACAGACCAATCAGGAAGAACCCGTAGATTGGTTCCAAGACCCGGACATTGCATTCCGCCAACGTGGCGCACAGATGCTCAACCCCGTGGTTTCGGAATTAAATCAGGTGCGCTCACAACTCATGCAGATGCAGGCCGAAAAGGTATTCGGTGACAAGTTTGCAGACTTCATGGGCCATGTCAGGGAAGGCGCTAATCGCGGCGATCCTGAAATTGCGGCACTTGATACGCTGATGAGCAATTCGCCAAACCCCTACGCGGTGGCGAAAGAATGGTTTGATCGAAAAACCTTTGACCCTAACGCGGAGCGCGAGCGGATCAAGGCTGAGCTTCTCTCTGAGATTCAATCACAGTCCGAAACACAACCCCGGCAGCCCGCGCCAGTGATGCCAAGTAATTTGGCCGGTGCTCGCAATGTCGGGAATCGTTCCGGTCCGGCGTGGTCCGGGCCTCCAACAATAGCGGACATTTTCAAGCGGTAACCCCCGGCCTAAGAGCCGGGTTTTTTAATGCCTTGAAGTGTCCGGCAATCCGAAAGGAATCTGGACATGGCTGACACTCGTGTTGCCAGCGGTCTTACTGTTGAACAGTGGGATTCGCAGTTTTTCACCGAGTATCTGACTGAAAACCGTTTCGCGTCTGAAATGGGAACGTCAGAACTCAACATCATTCAGGTTAAAGAAAACCTGATGAAGAAGCCGGGCGACCGGATTAACTTCGCGCTCGTTAACAAGCTCACACAGAGCGCCGTCACTGGCCGCAATACCCTCGAAGGCAACGAAGAGGATATGGCCAGCCGTTCATTTGAGGTGACGGTTGATAAGCGCCGTAACGCGGTCCGAATTGCTGAAATTGATGAGCAGTTTTCTGCCATTGATTTGCGTGAAGCGGGCAAGATGGTCCTCAAGGACTGGTCTTTGAAAGACACGGAAAAGCTGATCATCAAGGCCCTTGCGTCGATCAATGGTACCGCTATCGGTAGCGCTGACGCAACGGCACGCGATGCATGGCTTACCGACAATGCTGATCGTGTTTACTTCGCGAGCGGCTATTCCGGTGCCGATCATTCGGCTGGTCTGACTGAGCAGGACTTGACGAACGATAAGCTGACAGCGGCTGACGTTTCAGCTATGAAGTACAAGGCGCGCGTGACGGCGAATCCCAAAATCCGCCCGATCCGCTCCGAGTCGAACGGGCGGCATTACTATATTCTGTATGTCGATCCGCGTTGTTTCCGCGACCTCAAGGCCGATACGACCATCACCCAAGCGCAGCGTGAAGTTGCTCTTGAAATGGAGAATAACCGTTTGTTTAAGGGCGGTGATCTTCTTTGGGATGGCGTCATCATCAAGGAAGTGCCGGAAATCTACGACGAACTTGCAACCGACCTCGCCAACCTTGGCGATGCCGGAACCGTCGAGATTGGCACCGCGTTCTTGTGCGGTGCTCAGGCGCTTGGTGCGGCCTATGCTAAACGCTGGAAGTCTGTCGAGGAAACCTTCGATTATGGCGACAAGCGCGGCATCGGTATCGAAGCTATTTATGGCATCGAGAAAATGAAGTTTGGCACCGCGTCCGGTTCCGACACTGGTGATTTGAAAGATCATGGTGTTGTGACCGGCTATTTTGCAACCTCGAACTAAGAGGGCTTGATAATGGCTACCTATACCGCTAATCGGGCGGCCTCTGGCCTTCCTGTCTACAAACCGACTGGCGCGGGCCTTGTATGTGCCGCTCATGGCACCTACGAGCTTGCGTCGGCCCCGTCTGCGAATGACATTATCGAGTTTTGCCGCGTCCCCAAGGGCGCTGTAATCATCGGTGGATGGCTTCGCGGTGATGACATTGACACCGGAACGGAAACGTTCGAGTTTGACGTAGGCTATGCCGCGAATGGCACAGACTCGGCGGACCCTGACGCTTTTCTCAATTCCGGAGTCATCACGGGTGACGTATTCGCCACCGGCAACGTGAGCAATGTAGCGGGAATTTGTTATCCGCTGCACGGCGTCTTGAAAGACGGCCCGCTTATTCTCAGTGCCGAAACCACGATCACCGGCACGGTGACGGCGGCGGCAAATGCGGGCGGCACCGGCACACTGTCGGTTACTGTCCTGTATGTCGTCCCGTAACACACGCAAACATGGGTTAACCAATGGCGACTTATTCATTGTCTGATCTGGCAACCCGTGTTTTGAAGGATTTGGGGCTTGTGGGGGCGGATGAAACTCCCGCAAGCTCTGATCTTGATTGGGCGATTGAAACGTGCGGTTCGGAAGTACAACGCCTCTCAATCCTCAACATGCCGATTTGGAATGGTTCGGAAGTGTCGGTTCCTGAACCGTATCTTACGATTCTATCGCAGCGGATCGGGTTGGCAATAGCGCCAAGTTTTGGTTTGACTGATATTGCGACGGCAACACAAGCCATGAAATTGATTGAAAAGGACTTGCGCCATATGTCGGCGAAACCTGCAACTGGCAGAGTTCTTGAGGTCGATTACTTCTGATGACAGCGCTTCCTATCGCGTTCCAAACCAATACCAGCAAATATAACTATCTCGGAACCACGGCGCTTGTGAACGCCTATGCCGAACAGCAGGGCAATGATGCGAAGGGGCCGCTTGCGGTTCTGCCAGCTCACGGCTTAAGCGAATTGGTGGAGGTTTCAGACGCCGTATCGCGCGGCTTTATCTTCTGCGAGGATTTGGATTGCATCTATGCCGTCCACGGCATGAGTGCCTATAAAGTCACAAGAAGCGCCGGGATTTACACTTCTACGCGGCTTGGAACACTTCCGGGAACTGACAGGGTTAAAATTAGCCGAAATCAGGCCGATCCGCCTCAAATCTCTGTTCTGAGCACGTCCGGGAATTATTATATCGAATCCGATATAATCAAGACTGTGACAGACAGTGACTTGCCGACTCCAATTGATCAGGATCAGGCAGGAGGCTATACGGCATACGCAATTGAGGATGGCCGATTCTTTCTGTCGGCGCTCAATGATTGTTCGGCGATCAATAGCCTTGACTACGCGACGGCGGAACAGGCCAGTGATAAGCTTGTTGGGATCAAATATGATCGCGGCACGCTGTATCTATTCGGCACCTCAACGATTGAGGCGTGGCGCAATACGGGTGCCGCTGATTTCCCGTTCGAGCCGATCACAACGCAAATCGTTCAAAAAGGCTTGATTGGGCGTGACGCAGTAGCGAGTTGCGACAACACATTGATGTTTGTCGGTTCCGATAGCGCTGTCTACCGTCTCGGCGGTGGTGTGACGCGCATTTCTAATCACGGCATCGAGCGTCTGATTGAGGCGGACGCTAACAAGTCGTCAATCGTCGCGTTCTCCTACAATATCGAGGGCCATTCGTTTCTTGTTGTGACGGGGACAGACTGGACGCGGACCTATGATGCCGCGACGAACACATGGCATTCGAGGGAATCTTATGGCCTCGATGTGTGGCGGGCCAAGTTTGCGGCGCGTGCATGGGGCCAGACTGTTTTCGGAGGCACGCTCACCGGCAAGCTGTTGAAGCTTGATCGCGAGGTCTACACAGAGGATGGCGACACGATGATCTGGGGCGTCGATAGTCCAACACTTCATGCCTATCCAAATGGGGGCATTGTTGATGCGGTCCATTTTGACATGGCAACGGGCTATGGCGATGTTTCCAGCACCTCGCAGGGATATGACCCAGCGGTGATGCTGTCTGTCTCGAAGGACGGCGGCAATACATGGTCCGGTGCGCGAGAGATTGAATTGGGCCGGTCCGGTTCACGTCAACGCGTCACCGCTCGAAGGCTAGGCCGGTTTGGCCCGCTTGGAATGCAATTCCGGTTGCGGGTGAGCGATCCGGTCGCGCGCTCGTTGGTGTTGTCTGACGTGCAGGTGAGGCCGTTAAGACGATGAGTGAGGATAAATCCTTCCTTAAGCGATTACTGACGGAAACGTGGCCTGCAAAGATGGCTCAAGACGCGCTTAAGGCTGTGATGCTTCCCGGCGATGTTTATCAGGGCAAGGTTTCAATGTACGGTGATGATGGCCGCACAAACCCGGAAGTTATCAATCGGTCCGCTGATCTTGCTGGGCTTGTAACTCTGGGTGCCGGTGTGGTTCCGGCGGAGGCAAATTCGTTGCGTGCAGGGGTTTCCAATAAGCTCGCCAAACGAGAATACCCAATTGATGAAATCACAAAAAAAGCAATTGATGATTACAATCGGATTCTGCCATCCGAGAAAGATCAATACTATAAATGGGCGGGGGAGGCGTATGATTACCAAAAACTGGGGCGGAAAGAGGCTGACGACATTTTCGGAGACGATCTCCCCCATGATCTTTCAAAGATTTTTTCATCCGGTGATGACGCTGTAATGATCCAGCGTGGAGAAAATGTAAAATATGTCCCAAGCAAGTCGGCCCAGCCATACGATGAATTTATAAGAGACGTTGTTCGCGATGAGGGCGGAATAACTAAAGCAGCATCTTTGGATGACATCTATAATAATCTTGGCAAGAAAGTTGAGGATGGTTATTTCGCTGCAAGCGATGCCGCCAAACGAATTGCAAAGGAAATGGGGTGGGATGTTACTCCGGGGGTAAGATATTTTGACATTTCAAAGGGGGATGTTTCAAAGCATGTCAGAATTAGTGACCATGGCAATCTAACAAGGTCAAACCCAAATGCCAGAACCCCGGATATTAATTTAGCGCCGGGCGCGCATGATTATAACGATTACATCGACATTCTGAAAAAATACGGGCTTGCAGGTGCATCGGCTTCGCCGCTTGCAGCGTTGATGGCCAGCCAAAGCCAAGGTGAGTTGCAGCAGTGACGTTCAGGTGAGGCCGTTGAAAAGATGAGTGAGGAAAAATCATTTCTCAAGCGACTATTGACAGAAACGTGGCCTGCAAAGATGGCTCAAGACGCGCTTAAGGCTGTGATGCTTCCCGGCGATGTCTATCAGGGCAAGGTCTCGATGTATGGCGAGGATGGCCGCACAAACCCGGAAGTTATCAATAGGTCCGCCGATCTTGCTGGACTTGTAACGTTAGGTGCTGGTGCGGTCCCGGCAGAGGCAAATTCGTTAAGGTCCGGGATTAAGGCTTATCACGGCTCGCCGCATGATTTTGAACGCTTTGACTTGAGCAAGATCGGCACGGGCGAAGGGGCACAGGCTTACGGACACGGGCTATATTTTGCGGACAATGAAGCGGTAGCGAAAAGCTACCGTGACAACCTTTCGGCGGAAACCGGGTTCAAGTTTAACGGCAAGACCAATCTCACAAGAGACGATGTTATAAAAGAGATTGAAGCTAAGTACGGTTATGAATTTCTGGATAACGTCACTCGGCCAAGCGGTATTGCTGATCTTGTGATTGACGCGAAACGGTACGGCGGAAATGGGGAACGGATAAAGCCAGGAACGCAACGCCGGAAACTGTTTGACGAATTGATGGGCCAGATTGAGCACTCTAACCCCGGCTCCATGTACGAAGTCAACATCAACGCCGACCCTGCTCACTTCCTTGACTGGGATAAGCCGTTGAGTGGGCAATCCGGTGACGTAAGGTCTGCGCTTGAAAAGCTTGGCATCAAATACGATGCAAAGGGCGACAAGGCATATACAGAGGCGCTGCTTGATGCTTTGACAGGTGACGCTAACCGGGCGCTCCCGAAAGAAGTTAGTAACCCGCTAGGAAGTGAATTGTACCGGCGCAACGGGTCCGTCTTTCAGGCGTCGTCAGACCCTGTGCGGTCAGCCGCATTCCGAGAAGCCGGAATCCCCGGCATCAAATACCTAGACCAAGGTTCTCGCGGTGCAGGCGAGGGAAGCCGGAACTACGTCGTGTTTGATGATAAGATTATTGACATTCTCAAAAAATATGGCCTTGCGGGCGCTACAGCATCACCACTTGCTGCACTGATGGCAAGTCAAGGCCAAGGTGAGTTGCAGCAATGACCCGCACCTATTCCCGTGTTCCGCAAGATAATTCACGGCCAGAAGCCGATACGCAGTTTCTCGACTCAATCGA